GTGATAGTAAAACTATTTCCAGTTACACCAATAATATTAGCAATGTTTGGATGATTTTTAAATACTTGTGCAATGTTTATAGTCACTTTACTTGGATCAACTGATGTTGACCAAGTTGCAGTATAGCGTCCAACGCTAGGTCTTGACCATGATAAGGTTCTTCCTGTATCATTATAAATGACATTCTCTGTAGGTGCACTGTTACCTAGCTGAGTTACTTGAGATACATATGCCTCATAGTAATGAGATAATCCCATAGCCACAGACTTAGGATTAGCTGTTGTACCTAAAGGAACACCGGTTATAACTTCTACACCATTGCTTCCCCACATTAAAACATTATCTGATTCAGATACAGAAAAACCTGGACCTGCTCCACCTGGGTTTTCATCATATACATTAAAGGTAGTCATACCACCACCAGAAGATATTGTTACTTCATTTGAGCCATTATCTGTTATTGATACATTACTTCCTGCAAAAAGCTTTACATTGCTTAATGATCCATCTGAACCATCAAGTTTTAAGTTTACATGCTGAGGTCCTCCAGTTGTTTGACCTGCACTTGAAAGGGTATAAGTCACACCACCAGATGAAACACCATTGATTATTATTTCATTTGTTGTCTCAGTTAAAGTAATATTAGAACCTGCCAATAAAGATTTAAAGTTTAGAGTTTCCCCTACTTTGTCTTTCCATATACCAAGTCCTGATCCTACATTAGCTGCTAAATTAGGTTCTCCTTCTGTATCAATTTCTACATAATTATCATCAGCTGACTGAGCCAAAGTTAAATTAGGGCTCATAGATTTTAGTGTACGGAAATAAACAGTACATTCACCTGTGTCAGGATCAACTTCTGTTTTTTGATATACAGTTGCAGTATCTCCTTTAGGAACCTCCGGTGTGTTTTTATGATCACATCCTGCTCCTTCAACTTTAAAGTCTGATATCTTAATTAATTTAACTGCTTTATAAGGTATAGGAGATGCTACACCAGTCATATCAGGTTGCTCATTCCATTTACCTAATACTAGCACATCATTCTTTTCTGCTACTTTAGAGTATTTTCCTTGTCTAATTAAACTTAATATGTCAGTTAAAATATTCATATCTTATTTACCATCATAGGACCAGCCGCCCATTTTATATTTTTGTTTTTTTGACTTTCCGTCTCTGCCTTGTACAACTCTTTCTGTTTCAACACCCTTGCGCATTTTTTCTTGTACTGAACCTAGCATCATGTCTTCTAATTCACCACCTGTTCTTAATAACATCTTGCTTTTTTGCCTAGATATTTTTTGCTTTGGTAAACACGGTCTTTTTTTTGCCATCTTATTTTAATTTATATATCCAATGTAAACGTTACAAAGAATAAGTACACTTTCACTGTTGAATAATCAAACTCAGCATCTGGTTGTATAAACTCCCATCCTAATGCTAATCTATTATGTGGCCAATGAAATGCTATTTCTAATTGCCAATCACCCATTATATTTTACTTTTAGTTTTTTTACAAAGTCCTTGACGGCAATGTCCTAAACAGACTTTACCTTTTGTGACCCACTGTATTAACAAACAAATTTGTCTCATTTTTTAACTGCCTTTTTTTTAGGTGCTCTTTTTTTAGTTTTACCTGCAACTGCTTTAGGTACATGACCTAACTGATTGCCAACCTCTTTAATTGCTCTACCTACATCAGCTAATTCATTAGCTGTGAGCTTATATCTTTTTACAATTTCAAGTAAAGTCTTTTCAGCTTTCTCATCAATTGTAGTCTTTGACCAAACAGCTCTCCAAGAATCTTGTAAGCTGTATGTCCAAATGACATGTATGATTTTTTTAAACATAATTAGTTTTTTAAAAGTACTATATGAATAATATACAAATTTTGTGTCACTTAACCAACTGATTAAGATATATAAATCTTATCTTTGTGTTGCTTACTGATAACAATATACAAATTTTAACTTAGTTAAAATAAATATAATGGTCTATAAAAAGTGATAGTTCTCTTTTATATCTCAGTTACATTTAGTAAATTAAATACATCCAGTGGCCGCATTTTCTTTTTGAGAATGGGGCTTTTTAATCCTTAATAAATAACCTTATGAACAAAGACATCTTTAAACCCAGAGTAAACATACTGCCTTATGAGTATCCACAACTATTAGCATACAAAGACGCAATTAGGCATTCCTACTGGATTGATACAGAATTTAATTTTACAGAAGACATACAAGACTTTAAAGTCACTATATCAAATGAAGAAAAAGATGTCATTAAAAAGACAATGCTTGCAATTGCTCAAATAGAAGTAAATGTAAAAACTTTTTGGGGAGATCTTTATAAGAGAATGCCAATCACAGAAGTAGGTGATGTAGGCTTTACTTTTGCTGAGTCAGAAGTAAGACACAAAGATGCTTATGCTAGGCTACTTAGAATACTAGGATTAGAAAAAGAATTTCAATCAGTAGTTGAAGTACCTGCAATAGAGGGTAGACTAAAGTATTTAAAGAAGTACTTAGATGGTACACGTTCTAGAGACAATAAAATGTATACTAAATCTGTATTGCTATTCTCTTTATTTATAGAGCACGTAAGCTTGTTTAGTCAGTTCTTGATTATGATGAGCTTTAACAAAGAAAAGAATGTACTTAAAGGTATATCTAATGTTGTTGAGGCTACTAGTAAAGAAGAGGAAATACATGGTAACTTTGGAGCAGAGTTAATTAACATAATCAAAAGAGAAAATCCAGAATGGTTTGATAAAGAATTTGAAGATTTGATCTACTCTGCATGCATGAAAGCTTATAGTGCAGAGTGTGGTATACTTGATTGGATCTTTGAGAAAGGAGAACTTAGTTTTCTACCTAAAGAAACAATACAACATTTTATAAGAAACAGATTCAACAACTCTTTAGAAAAGATAGGTATGAAACCAATCTTTGAAGTTGATCAAGAAATATTAAAAGCAGTAGAATGGTTTGATATTGAGATAACTGGCACCAAAGAAGGAGACTTCTTTTACAAAAAGAGTGTTGACTATAACAAGAAAAGCAAAAGCATCACAGTTGATGATTTATTTTAAAAACAAAACCAATGGAATATAATAAGTATTACTGGCTGAATGAAGACAGCCGCACATTTTTATCAAGAGGGTATATATCAGAAAGCCCTGAACAAAGAATCAAAGACATTGCTATTAAAGCAGAAAAGTATTTGAATATAAAAGGCTTTGCAGAAAAGTTTGAGGATTATATGGCAAGAGGGTTTTACTCTTTGTCTACTCCTGTATGGATTAATTTTGGTAAACAAAAGGGTTTACCTATAAGTTGCTATGGATCTAACGTTGATGATAACTTAGATAGTATTTTAAATGCCGGTCGTGAGATTGGAATGATGAGTAAATATGGGGGAGGTACAAGTGCTTTTATTGGCAACATTAGAGCAAGAGGAACTGAAATATCTACAGGTGGTTTTGCTGATGGTCCAGTGCACTACGCTAAGATATATGATACTGTAGTAGATGTATGCAAGCAATCTGAGGCTAGACGTGGTGCTTGTGCAGTATACCTACCAGTTGAGCATGCGGATATCTTAGAGTTCTTAGATATTGGTACAGAAGGTAACCCTATACAAAATTTACAGTATGGTGTTACAGTTACTGATCAATGGATGACTGAAATGAAAGAAGGAGATAAAAGTAAGCGTAAGGTATGGGCTAAGATTATTCAGAACAGAAGTGAGTTTGGATTTCCTTATGTTATGTTTAAAGATAATTCTAATAACAACTCTCCTTACAAAGAACTTGGGTTGGAAATTACAGCATCTAATTTATGTTCAGAAATCCAGCTTCCTACTGATAGTTATAACTCTTTTGTATGTTGCTTAGGTTCTATTAACCTATTACATTGGGACCAGATAAAAGAGACTGACGCAATTGAAACATATGTGTATTTCTTAAATGCAGTAATGGATGAATTCATTATTAAGTCTGAGACTATGCCGGGCATGAAGAGAGCGTTTAACTTTGCTGAGAAGCATAGAGCAATTGGTCTTGGTGTGTTAGGATATCATTCTTTGTTTCAATCAAAGCTTCTTGAGTTTGACTCATTGCAAGCTAAAGGATTGAACAGTGAAATCTTTAGAACACTTAAAGATAGAAGTGAGATTGCTTCTAGAGAGTTGCATAATGAGTATGGATACACGTCTCTTAGAGAAGGGTATGCTAACACCACTCTTATGGCCATTGCTCCTACTAAGTCTAGTTCATTTATACACGGTGCTGTGTCTATGGGTATAGAGCCTATCAAGTCTAATTACTTTATTAAGGATCTTGCTAAGTCTAAGACTATTTATAAGAACCCGTTTTTAGAAGAGGAGCTTGAGAAGTACGGTCTAAATACAGACAAGACTTGGAAATCTATCTTAAAGAAAGATGGTAGTGTTCAACACTTAGATTTTCCTACAAAAAAAGTATTTAAATCATTTGTTGAAATATCACCAAAAGAGATTGTATTACAAGCAGCACAGAGACAAAAGTATATTGATCAGTCACAGTCATTAAATTTAATGATTGATCCATCTGTGTCTGCCAAGCACATCAATCAACTATACATGTACGCCTGGGAAGAAGGTGTCAAAACTTTATACTATCAATTTAGTAAGAGTAGTGCACAAGATTTTGCAAGAAACATTTTAGAATGTAGTAGTTGTGAAGGTTAGGTTATTATTACTGTTGGTTTGCCTAGGTTGCAAGCCACAGTATAATCCTGATAAAGACCCGGATGTATTAGACTGGTATGTTGATGAAGGAAAACTTATTATCTATACTAAGCAAGATTCAATACAAGATGAATATGATAGAGCTAAATATATTGACTCATTAAAAAAGGACTCTATTTTCTAAGTCCTTTGTGATTATCAATTCTATCTAGAATTTTATTGAGTTCTTCTGTTTTTATTAAGCCTGCCATTGAAGCATTCTTCAAAGCACTTATAAGTTGTAAGATCATAAAAGGAACTACAACTACTTCTGATAACCAACCTGTACCATTAAATCCTTTCTCTACCATAAGGACTACTGTCAGGATAGCTACCCAAACAAAAGTGTTTCTGGTAATTCTTAATGCTTTGTATGTTTTAAAGCCTTCTCTTTTACAGCCTGCCCAAACCCCAAAGATTCCATCTAACCATAATACTGAACAAACCGCCAGGTATTGTTCCATGTTTTCCATTGATAAATCAAAAAAGTACGTACATAAGTACGTGCAGAATGCTGTTATGCTCACTATGAATAGTTTAGTTGTCATTGTTAAATTTAATTTTCTTTTGTACTCTTATGGGTGCAACAACTTTTACTGGCTTTACTGGTTTAATTATTGGTATTGTTACCGGTCTCGTGTGCATTACAGGAGGACTGTATGTATTTCTCACATTAATGTTTGGAATATAATATCTACTCCAATTTCTATATTGCCATTCTTGTCTATACTGATATCTAAAAGGATCATCTTGACGCAATATTCTAAATTTAAAGTCTCTAACAGGAACAGCAAGAGTATCTCCTTTTTCTGTTATAGTTAAAATACTTTTAATTTTATATGTTGTGGATATATTATATGTTCCACAAGATGAAACCATTCCTAACATTAATAATAATAATAATCTTTTCATAGTTTACACTATACATCTTAGCCTGTATACTATAATATAAGTAAATTATATGTCATCTATCAGATTTAAACCTGTTAATTTGTCTTATTTAATATAGAAATCAGCATTTTTAATATAGGATTTCCATTTTTGTATTGAATAAACTATTGGGAATACATCTCTAAAGTTTTTGTGAACTTTAAATTCTCCTTTTCTATCACCTCTTTGATATACATATGTAGAATTAGATAAAAACTCTTCTTCATTACCGGTTAATTTTGATAAACCATATCTAGCATTTCCAACAATAAACATTTCTAAAAATTCTGACATTTCTGTTACAGACCTAGCAGAAGCAATAGGAGAGTTTGCCATTTGATCAATCTGCTTAGCACCAGCAAAAGAAGGCATAAATAATACTAGTTCTTTATAAGCTCTATCTGCCTGGTATCTTGTTAAGTTCTTAAGTCTTTTTTCAAAATCAGTATCATCGTCATCTCCTCTTAAAATTTTATCAAGTATCATTGAGGTAAACATAACACTAAACATTATTCCTAATTCACCCATAGTTCTATAAAAACCAAATAGTTTATTCTTAGCTCTTTGATCCATGTTACCTCCTTCTCCATACTTTCTATCTACACCATACTTTTCATTACTATAAAAGTTTACTTGAGCATCCATATAATCTTTACCCATTGTTTTAAAATGAGTATTCTGATTTACAAAAACTTCTTTCATTGCATAATTTATAAATGATAAAGCAGATCTATATCTACCTTCCATCCATCCTAAGTTTTGATCAAAATATTCTCTTTGATATCTTGCTCTAATTGCAGGAGCTACCCACTTTTTAAACTGAACAGCAAGATTTCCTAAAGTATGAGATTGTAAAACCATTCTATCGTCTTTAGCATAGTTACCGTGAATTTGCTTGTTGACTTCTCTAATTTCATTTCTTATCTCATATCTCATATCATCATTCCATTCAACCTTTGTACCATCTCTTTTAATAAGAAACTTATATCCTGGTTTTAAAATGTTGCTGTGAGTTTTTGTATCATATTCAAAAGCATCATATAAAGATAAAGCATTACCTCCCTCATCTTCTATCATGTAATCCATTAAAATAGCCATTCCAACTTTAGTTTGAGAGTTATACTCGGCAGCATCCTGCATTATATAACCCCATTCAGTTGCTCTATCAAACCAGCTTTTACCTCCATCAGTAGCAGAACTTTGTTCACGTAGATCAGCCATGTTATCCATCATTCTAAATCTGTCAACAAAAGCCTCATATTTATTATTAGGCAATTTTTTATTATAATCTGCCTTAGCTAATCCGGGTATTACTCCTAATGTAACTACGTCAAGTAAATCTTCTGCACCTCCGTGTGATGTTCTTTGTACTAATGCGGGCAGGGCTCTTTTATTAAATTCCCACGTTGCTCTTTTAAATGCACTTTGAGAATAGAATCTACCCCCTAATGCTTCTACATTATTGTTTAGTCTACCAATTAAGTAGTTATTAAAGTTACCAAACGGGTTAAATGCTACATATGATAAAGAAGAAAACTGAATAATACCATCAGCTATTTTATCAAATGCACCTTTAGTTACTAATTCATTATCATAATGAACCATTGACATAAACTTTTTAGCTCTTCTTACAACATTCTTTTGTTGTTCTGTTCTATTAACTTTAGTACCTATGTTAGATATTACCTTATTAGCTGTTCTACTAACTAAGTTTAATCCAGCTGACGGAGCAGGTGTATATGTTCTCTCTTCAATAACTTTAACAAAAGCATTTAATGTATCATCAATTTGACCCATTGTTTCAAAGTTCTCTGCCATTGCACTAAACTTAAGTAAACTAGAAGCCATATCTGTATCTATTTGACCCAATGCCGGAGTAGACATAAGCTTAGACATCTTACCATTTAAAATAGCAATATCAGCTTTGTATTGATCTCTTGTTATTTTGTTCTTTTTGTATTGACCTTTTAATATATCAATATCTTTTTGAACACTAGCTCTTTCTTCATCTGTTCTTGGTTTACCTGTATAGTATATTGGAAGTTGATTTATTATATAACCCTGATT